TTTAAACGCTTATCCGAATCTGTTAGAGCCATAACTAGTAATCTTTTTCGTTAGCTTTATTAAAAATAGATGCGTCTACTTTTTCTTTTTTGCCTGGACGATCATTAGCGTCATTTCCTAAAGTACCTTGAGTGACTTTTTTATTAGGATCTATTTCTAATTTTTCGTTAGGTCTTTTAGCAACATCAGCTCCAAGATCACCTTGATTGACCTTACCTAATATATCTTTTCCTTTTGGATATCCCATTCCTTCTGGCATAGTTTCCTCCTTATTTGTTTTTATTATCTGTATGTCCTAAAAATTTTTTATCTTTAGGGTTACGTAAATATTGGTATGTGTGTTTCACTCCACCCCAAATATTTTTAATCTTTTTCTTATGTTTCTCTGCAACTATATCTGCAACTTCTTTAACTGCTGATATTACAGGGTGTTCATATTTTTTTGCTAAGTATTTTCTAGCAAACTCAACAGATGAAGGTTCTAAAAAAGGCTTCATCTTTTTTAGGGTTTCAATTGATTGTTTCTTTCTATATGACTTAGGTTTTTCTTTTGGTAGTATAGTAGCCATTTATTTATTGAGTGTATTTTAATTTTTTCTTATAAAGACTACTATAAGGTTTTTGCTTCCTAACTGATGGCTGGTGTGGAGTCGTAGCAGCATCTAGTTCTTTTTCATATTTAGATCTAGATGGAGCATCTAGAACTTGTCCACCTTTTTTATCTCTGTATACTCCCATCTTTAATAGTCTATCTTTTTCACGTAGTGCAAAAGAAGATTGTTTAATATCTTTTTTACTAATAGCCTTTTTTATCCATTTTTCCTGTTTATCTTGATATTTTTTACTTTTTTTTACTTTATCTAGTTCTTTTTCTATACGCTTTGATTCTTCAGTATCTTTATACCCAAGACCATGCCATTTATGTTCTCTTCCAGGTATAGTTGCCATTAATTCTTTTGTAAGTTTCTTTTTTTTCTTATATAGTTTTTTACTTCTAGAATATATTTTGTCTTCAGCATTTTTCGTAGCCTGATAATCTATCTCTGATTCTGGCTTTACTGATTTTTTTTTATGTGTCATAATTAATAATCTTTTTCGTCAGCTATTTTAAACAATGATTCTTGCACATGCTCTGATCCTGATTTAGTAACATAAGCCCCTTTTTTATATAAAGAACCTTCTTCAGATTCTAAATAATTTTTGGACTTACCTTGACCAGGTGCATCTTTATCAAAGTTGATATTAGTTGGTTGCTGATTTGGCTGTTTGCCATCAGCAGCTGAACCAAGATCTCCTTGTTTAACTTTTGCTTTTGGATCGAATTTAATTTCCATTAGTCTTCTCCTCCATTAGTATCAAGATCATCTGCCTTATCTTCCAGTTCCATTAATAAATCTTCTTCCTTTTCATGTAACGTTCGGATATCTTCAATAACATCTTGAATTGTTCTTTTTTTTCTTTTCTTTTTCGCCACAGGTTTCTCCTATAGTTTTATTTTCTTAATTGATAGTACGTTTTTAGTTGGAATCGTAGTAAATGATCCCCCCTGCTTAATTTCTCCATTCTCTTCAAAACTAAAATCAGCCATGATAATTGTATTCTTTGAATTCTCTTCAACCAGCCACCCTACACTGGTACAAATTGCTGTTTTAGCATTCTTAATTTCAGATATATATTCCCATTCCGAACTCGAAACAATATCTTCCCATGTAATCAAGACAAGATCGTATGGAAACTTCTTTTGATTAAGCTGTGGAAGTTTTCTTCTTGACACTTTTCAACTTCCTAGAATTCTCCATAGCATAAAATACAGACTTGCCCTTCTTAAGTCCATATTGTCTAATTAATTTTTTAAGTAATTCTTTTCCCTTTTCATTTAATGGCATAATTAATATCCGAACATTCGGTCTGCGGGGATAAATTGGGGTTTAGGTTGTTTATACATACGACTTGCATAACTAGTATGCATCGGTCGACTCATGCAGCCATATCGTAGAGCATCATAAGCATGGTCTTCTGCATTCGTATTTATGTCTTCAGGATTACTATCATCTAAAGGTAAAAGAGGAAAGGTACGAATTAAATTTCTGCAAGTTGAAAAGATTCTAAGTCCTGGTTCTTTTTTCTTATCATCACTTACTTTTAATCGTTTATGAATTTCTAACTTTCCACTAATTCTACTTTTAGGTGTACGATCGGAAGGTCTCCATCGACACCCTTCTCTAATCATTGTCTCTGCAATACTCGGTCCTATATCTCCACGCTTTGCCCAGGTACTTGCATCCAGAACTCCGTAACGAATATACTCATCTCTCTCTGCTATTAAAGTTTTTCGTGCAAATATATCTGCCGTAATCTTTTTGGTATATAGTTCTCGATATACCCATAGGTTATTATCATAATCAATAGCAAACCAAAGAACACAAGCAGGAGAAGCGTAGCCCCAGTCTGCAGCACGAAATCTCTGCCAACCCTTAGGCACTTCAAAGGGATCGACCACGTGAATACTTTTATTAAATTCAGGAAACGCTGAATCTTCGAATGCATCCCAGTCTCCATCTAAAAATTGTTTACGTTGTACATCAGGTAATGATGCCAACATTGCATAGTAGTCATCAGTCTGAGTTAAATA